TCGAGGCGGGCGGTGTAGATCTCGGTGGGCGCCGTATCATTAAAAAGAAACTGCCACTGCTTGACCACGGAGGCGCGCTCTGCGCCGATCTTGCTGGCGAGTTGCGCCTGGGTGAGGTCGAGCTCTTCACGTCGAGCCCGGATCCGCTTCCCAACGTGGGTCATGCCCACAGCATGGCAGGTGGCAACGGTCATTCGGGACCCTCCCAGGGTCACCTCATGCGGTGGCCGCCCCGAACGGCCACTCGTCCGGCTCAGTAGAACACGACCACACGGGCGACAACACCACTCGTGAGCCACATCCCCACCAGGACGCCATGATCACGAAGGTCATCGACAGGTTGCCAAATAACCTCACGTAGCCCTACGCTGCCCCACGTGCGTCCGGTTTACATCGATGCCTCGGTCATCAGGCGGTCACGCCATGCGCGGCGAATGACCCAGGCCCGTCTCGCCGAGCTCGCCGGCATCGACCGCACCTCGATAGCTCACGTCGAACATGGCGACCACCTGCTCTCCCTGGCCGGGGCCAAGAACATCGCCGACGTCCTCGGCGTGCCCATGGACGAGCTCGTCCGCTTCGCCGACGTCGCCCACGGCCACGGCACCCCCGCAGGAGCCGCGTGATGACCGCCGCCGGCATCCCCGCGCCGAGCCCCGCACCCGACGAGTGGCTCGACACCGACGAGACCGCCACGTTGATGCGCCGCTCCGCGGACTACATCCGCAAGCGTTCCCGCCCCTCCTGGCGTGGACCGGGCGCGCAGCTGCACGGCCACCACTCCAGCGACGGCACCCATGGCGGGCGCTGGCTGCACCGCCGCGACGTCGTGCAGGCCGCCATCCAGGGCGCCGATCACCCCACCCAGGTCCGGGTGTGCGGGTGTGAACGCCTCGCGCTGGCTGGCGCCACCGGTCGCCGCTCGAGGGCGGCCCCCTAGACGGTCGGGGCGTTCCGACACCCCCCGCGGGACGCCCCGGCCACCTTCCCCTCTCACCTGATTGGAGACCCGCTCATGGGCCTGCTAGTTCTACCGATGGCGCTGTTGGCGCAGATCGTGACGGTGCCGGTGGGTGTGGTGCTGGATTGGCAGCGTCGCCGCACCGAAGCCGTCACGTGGTCGTGGGACGACTGCCCGCCGCTGGCGAGCTCGTCGTGAGCGTCCTGCGCCGCTTGTGGTGGCGGGTCAGCGGCCTGTCGTACGGCCGGCATTGCGCGCACCCGGGGCATCCCACGTTGAGCGCGGCGAACGCGTCGTGGGATCCCACCGGTCCGTGGCGGGTGAAGCGGTGAACGCGAAGACGGCGGCCATGTTCGACATGCCGCAGTACCCGCCACTCGAGCTCTCGCGGATGTATGCGACCGCCGGTGACCGGGCCGCTGCCGGTCGGAAGATCTCGTGGACGCAGATCAAGAACAAGACGCTGCCCGACTGCGACGAGTGTTTCGCCCGCCAGCACGAGACCGCCGGCAACTCCGGTCCGCGGCGGCGCGCGAAGTGGCGTCGCACCATCCAGAACGGACGTCGGTTGGCGCTCTGCGGTGAGCACGCCGACCTGTGGAGCCAGCGCGACACCACGGACGGCAAGTCGTGACCGCGACCCGTCCGTTGCCGGTGGTTCCGGCTCGCCGCGCCCCTGCTCCGCGCCCGTTGCCGCTCCCGCCGCCGGAGCGGGTGGCTGGTGGCTGCCGCACCCGTGTGGACGGGCAGCGCTGCAGCCATCCGGAGCGGGCGCATCACCAGGTGGGGTTCGGGGGGTGGCGGGTGCGTTGCGCCGGCTGCTCGTGCCGCGTGTACCGGGATCCGTGGTCGCGGGCGCTGACCGATGTGGCGGTGGCCGTGTTCGTGGTGGTGGTGGCGTGCGCCGGGCTGTGGTGGCTGGCCATCGGGTTACTGGTCGGGGGGTTGTGATGGCTGGGTCGATTCCGGCGTTGCCGATGACGATCGAGGCGACCGATGAGCTGTTGGCGGCGACGGTGTCCGAGCTGCGGGCGGTGGATCACCCGTCGCGGCGGGGTTGGTTCCCGGGCGGCATGTCGGCGGCCCGTCGGGACGTCCTCCGGGGGCGTGTCGAGCTGCTGTTGGAGCACCGGTGGCGGTTGATGCGGCGTAAGGCCCGCCCGGAGATCGAGCGGTTGGAGGCGTGGTGGCGGTTGTCGTGGCCGGGCACGTCCTCGTTGGAGGCCGGGTCGTGGGAGGGTTGCTAAGTAACCAGCGATGCGCTAGAGTATAGCTACAGGCACTGAGACACCCCGAGGAGAACCACATGGGCAGCGTTGAGATCGACGACTACATCACCGACGAGGCCGCGGACGCCGGGCGCCTCGTGCTCGAGGCCTACGGCCTCACACAGAACGAAGCGTTCGACGCAGCCTCCGACGTTCTCCGCGCTGCCGGTCCCCAGCTGCTCGCCAAGTACCTCGGCGTTCTCGCCGCCCGCGGCGGCGAGACCTTCGCCGTCAACTACATCGACGACCTCGCTCAGGCCTGGGAGCGGTACGAGCACCCCACGGTCTGACACCTCGACAAGACACCGGTCGGGGCGGCCCGCCTCCTACAGCAACCGCCCCGACCGGCTCCACCACTGCACCTCCACGTGGAAGGCACAGCGATGCACACCCTCGCAGGACCCGCGCAGACACGCGTGCACGAAACCCACATCGGGCGCGACCGCGACGGCGACTGGCTCGTCGACACCGGCGCCACCGCCATCGGCCACTACCACGGCGACACCGTCGACACGATGGACCTGTTCACCATCGACGCCCCCGACCCGATGACCCCCGACCAGCTGCGCGCCCACATCGCCGGCTGCCGCGCCCTGCTCGCCCACATCGAAACCCCCACCACCTGCACCGGTGAGCTGGAGCGCTTCGACGAGGCCCGCGCCATCGACCTGGCCACCGCCAAAACCCGCGACCAGGTCACCCACCAGCTCGACTGGGCCGCCCGCTTCCCGCACACCGTCGACGCGGGCGAGCTCGCCGTGTGGCGCCGCGCCCAGGCCATCCAGGGCGGTGCCGCGTGAACGCCCTCGAGGTGTTCGACGCCGAGCACGCCGACCAGGTCGACCAGGCCGCCCACACCCTCGAGCCCGCCGAGCTCGCCAACTTGATCGACGACGCCGAGGCCCGCGGGGACGCCGGCGACGTCGCCTTCTGGACCCAAGCGCTGCACCTGCAGCGCCACTACCTCCGTGAAGGGGTCGCGTGATGAGCCACCACCCGTACGACGTCGCGGGGCACCTGCCCGGCGACATGAGCGTCGCCGAGGCGGCGGACGACAAGTGGATCAAGGATGAAGTCCAGCGAGCGCGCGACCGTGCGAGCAAGCTCCCTCGTGGCGCACGACCAGTAGTCACCCGTCCCGTCGTCGCCAGCCGAGCGGAGAAGCGGCCCAACGCCGCCGCGCACCAGGCCGGGGACACGAGCCCCGCCGAGGCGGGCGACCCCTGCGCCGAGGTCCGTCACCGCGGTGACGCGATCTCGGCCCTGTGCTGGGAGCTGCGTCAGGGTGCCGACCCGGTTGAGACGGCACAGGCGATCGGTGCCCACGCCGCGAACATGGCCGTGCACTACGACTACCTCCGCGCCGCCGCGCACCCGGCCGAGGTGATCCCGGGCAACCGCGGGCGTGCCATCGAGACGATCGCGTGGGTTGTCCGCCCCAACGTCGACCCGAACGTGCCGGACGCCGATCCCGAGCAGATCGCCTCCGACGCCCTCGATGACCTCGCTTCGGCCGGGTTCCGGCTGATGGAGGGGTGGTTGTCGGGCGAGCACGGGCAGCCCGCCGCCGCGCCTGGGCAGGGCCGAGAGCGGGAGCTGGCCGACCTCGCCGACCTCATCGCGTCGAGCCTCGCGAACGTCGACGGGGCGACTACTCACGACGCCGCACAGCTCGACTACGGCCGCGACCACCTGGCGACGTTGGCTGCTCGTCTCCGCGCCCTCGCCGATGGCGACCAGGAGGGGCAGTCGTGATCGCCTCGGAGCGGGCACACGCCGCGATCGCAGCTCGGCACGGCGAGCAGGTGGCGTCGTCCGTGCTCGCGATCATCGACGACCTGGGGCTCGCGATTCGTCGACGTCAGCCCGGCGACAAGAGGTGGGCAACGACGGCACGCCGGCTCGGTATCGACCCCCGGTTCCGTGAGCGGCACGCCCAGATCAAGCGCCGCGACAAGGACCGGGCGCAGAACGCCACGATGCCGACAGCCGGGCGCCGTGGGATGCCGTGGACCGGGCCCGAGCTGGAGATCGTCGCACGCGCCGACCTGACCGCTGAGCAGGCAGCGCAGATGACGGGACGTACTTATCACGGGGTGGAGACGCAGCGCCGCAGGCTCGGGATTGACCCGCGCAAGGCGGACCTGGCAGGCGCCCTCGCCGACGGCGACCAGGAGGGGCAGTCGTGATCCCGGCCAGCTACCCCGCCCCGAAGTGCGGGGACGTGTTCATCACCGACGCCGAGGCGGCGCGCGTGCAGGTCCGGCGCGTGGCCCGGGACGGCTCATGGGCCGACATCCGCGTCACCACCCGGCAGGGCGCAACGTGGACGAAGCGCCAGCCCCTCACCGACGGACGGATGCCGTACCTCGTTCGCGACCTCGGCGAACTGATCGCTGACGGGGTCCCATTCGCCGTCCTCGCCCACGGCGGCGACCACACCGAGGACGGCCAGCGGTGAGCGCGGCGATGACCTGCGTGACGTGCACCGGTGAGCCCCTCGGCGTGGGTGACTGGCTGATCCTGCTGGGCTGCTCCCTGGCCCTGCTCGCCGCTGGCGGGATCGGGGGCCTGCGGCGATGAGCAGCGCATGAACCAGCTACCCGCCGTCGCCCGTGCCCCCCTGCTGCTCGCCGACCTGCAGGCCACCGCCGAGAGCCTCGGCCACCCCGCCGCCCGCCCCCTCGGGCACGTCGCCGCCGCCCTACGCGACGCCCCCCACACCCCCGAAACCGAACTGCTCGCCCACGCCCTGCTGCACCACCAGTGGGCGCCCACACCCGGAGGCACGTGATGCCGCTGATCGGCAGAGACCACCACAACCTGCAGGTGGTTCCCGACCTGCCGGCCGCCACCTTCGACGGCTGGACACTCGGCGAGCTCCGCGACGCCGCCCACGTCCTGCTCGGCGCCCTGATCCACCTGCAGGTCAACGAACTCGTCGCCCGCCTCGGCGACCCGGCCGACTACCCGGCCGACCGTCGCCGCCACCTCGAGCGCAACGAGCGCGCCGCGTGGGTCGGTTACGCCCGCACCCCGTCGTCGGCGAACCCGCGGATCGCGACGCTGCGGGCGCTGGGGGAGGGGCGGTGAGCCGCCGGCCGGTGGTCGGGCGCTGCCCGGGCGAACGGGCCAAGACGGCCTACCGCAACCGCCACGCCGCGCGCACCGCGATCGAGCGGATCAACGCCGCGAAGCGGGCGCAGGGGCAGCCGGTGACCCGGCTTTTCGCCTACCGCTGTCGCCACCCGCGCTGCGGGGCTTTCCACCTGACACATCTGCACCCGGACGAGTTCTGGGGCCAGTTCGACGACTTCGACGACGACCCCGCCCACCCCGCTGCTTGACCTCCCCCGAAGGAATACCGATGACCATGACCGCTCAACCCGTCACACCCAGCAGCGCGAAAGCGGGCGGGCCTACCGCCAGCCTGCGCACCGTCACCCCCGAAATGGCCGCCACCTGGCTCGGGGCCAACAGCCACAACCGCAAGGTTCGTAAGGCCACCGTCTCCAGCTACGCCCGCGACATGGCCGCCGGGAACTGGACCCTCAACGGCGAAGCCATCCAGATCTCGGCCAGCGGTGTCCTGCTCAACGGGCAGCACCGCCTGCACGCCATCATCGAGGCCGGCGTCACCCTCCCGCTCGTCGTGGTCACCAACCTGCCCGACGAAGCCCAGAACACCATCGACACCGGCATCAAGCGCAACCTCGGCGACGCACTGACCCTCGACGGCTACCCCAACGGGACCACCCTCGCGGCCATCGCCACGTTCTCGCTGCAGGTGCAGTACGGGAAGGGATACAAGGCTTCCGACATCGAGAAGCGCAGGATCATCGAGAACGACGACACGCTGCGCTGGGTCGTGACCAACGTCGTGTCCGGCTTGCCGCACAGGCTGGCGTCGAAAACCCTGTTCGGCTACGCCTACCGGGTTCTGCACGAGATCGACCCCGACGACTGCGCCACGTTCTTTGCCAAGCTCGGGACGCTGGAGAACCTGCCCCCTGGATCGCCAATTCTGGCGCTGCACAAGCGGCTGGTCGCGATGGACCGCAAGGCCGCGAACTGGGTGAACCGCACCTACGTGCTGTCCCTGATCTACCTGGCGTGGAACGCGTACCGGCGCGGCGAAACCCGCTCGATGGTCAAGGTCACGCCGCGAGACGACGGGTCGTTCACGATCCCCAAGCCGGTCTGAGGGGCGCAGCATGAGCACCGACGCCATCGACGTCCCCGACAACGGCATCAAACGCGACCGCTACGGCCGCCCGCTGGTCGTCCCCCGCGGCGGCAAGAAACCCGTTCCCTACACCCGCGCCACCACGGTCGCCGGCAGCTTGGATGACACGTTCAACCTGTCGCGCTGGCAGCAGCGCATGGTCGCCATCGGGCTCACCGACCGGCCCGACCTGGTGCTCGCCGTGGCCGCGCACCGCGACGACCGCGACCAGCTCAACGACATCGCCACCCAAGCCTTGGATGCGGCGAAGGCGGGGGCGGCGGCCACCACCGGCACCGCGCTGCACGCCCTCACCGAGCAGATGGACCGCGGCCTCGAGCTGCGTTCGGTCCCGGCCGCGTATCAGGCCGACTTGGACGCCTACCGGGACGCCACAGCGGGCGTGCTGGAGCCGGTGGTGATCGAACAGTTCTGCGTGTGCGACGAGCTCGAGATCGGCGGCACCCCCGACCGGGTGTCGAAGCTGTTGACCGACCTGGAGGTGGTGGTCGGCGACGTGCACGTCGACACCATCCGCGCTGGTGAGCACGTCATCGTCGACACCAAGTCGGGGCAGATCGACTACGGCCAACTCAAGATCGCCGCCCAGCTCGGCATCTACGCCCACAGCGAGGCCTACGACGTCGCCACCGGCGCCCGCACCCCGCTACCGGCCGTGTCGCAGCGCTGGGGGGTGGTGGTGCACCTGCCCGCCGGCAAGGGCACCGCCCGACTGGTCCCGGTCGACGTGGCGGCGGGCTGGGAGGCCGCCCAGCTGGCGTGTGAGGTGCGGCGGTGGCGTAAGCGCAGCGACCTGTTCGGGCAGCTGCGCACCGTCGAGACCGGTGTGGACGGCACCGATTTCGACCCGGCCCCCAGCCTCGTCGACCGGGCCCGCGCCGCCGCGACGGTCACCGAGCTCGAGGCCCTGTTTTTCGAGGCTCGTCGGGACGGGGTGTGGACCGATGAGCTGCTGGTGGCGTGCCGGGACCGCAAGGCGGAGCTGACGTGAAGCCGGCGCAGCGGGCCGCGATCGACGCGAAACGCGGCACGTGGCTCGAGCAGACCAGCCCCGCTGTCGACGACACCTGCCCCGACTGCGGCGCCGACGTCCTGTCTTTCCGCACCGAGCTCCGCGGTGACGGCGCCGTACTGCTCGAGCAGCACGACGTGCCCATCACCGCTGACCTGCTCGCACACCACCGGGCTGGCGGTCGCCTGATCGACCGCTGCTGGACCTTCCACGGCGACCGCGCCGGGTGGGTCCCCACCTTCTCCCGCCGCCGCTCGTGGCGACGGGTCCGCGCAGAGCACGTGTGCGCAACCACCGAGAACAAGCACGAGAACAAGAAGGAGAACAGGTCATGACTGACCTTTTCGACGCCCCGTCGTCGTCGTCCGGCCTCAAGTGGGACGAGCTCAACGGGCGTCTGCTGCTGGTGAAGCCGACCGAGGTGGTCGACGAGATCACCACCTCCTACGGCGCCACCAGCGCGATCCGCGCCGACATCGTCGTCCTCGACGGGCCGGGCGCCCCGGAGGAGATCACCGACACGCTGATCTTCCCCCGTGTGCTGCAGTCGCAGGTCCGTAAGAACGCCGGCACCGGGCGGATGAACCTGGGCCGGCTCGGTCAGGGCGTGAAGAAGCCCGGCCAGTCCGCGCCGTGGCAGATGGCCGACCCGACCGACGACGACAAGGTCGCCGCCAGGTCGTACCTGGACGGCAAGCGCGACACGGACGTGCCCTTCTAGGGCGCACTGACCGCTGCCGGGCCCGGGACGCATCGGGGGCGCCCCGGGCCCGGCAGCACCCTCCACCCCTCGTAGTGCAGCTCCCCACTCCGCTACCCAGCCAAGAAGGCGCCATGACCACCTTTTCGACGTGCATCACGTGCGGGACCTGGTTGACCGTCGTCGACCACGGACAGACCGCGCACCCCGGATGCGAAACCAGCCTCGACGAGCTCACCGCACGGTTCCTCGACGCCTGCGAAGGCGAGGATCAGCAGCGCATCGACCGGCTCGCGCAGGCCCTCGAGAACCACGACCGTCGCCCGGTCAACCTGCGCGCCGCCGCCCTGGCCTACGCCGCGTGGGGTTGGCCCGTGTTCCCCCTCAAGCCCGGCGGGAAGACTCCCGCCACCGCCCACGGGTTCAAAGACGCTTCGACCGACCGGGCAACCATCGAAGCGTGGTGGCGTAACCAGCCGGACGCCAACATCGGGTTGCCCACCGGGCACGCGTTCGACGTCATCGACGTCGACATGGACACCCCCGGCGGCATCTGGTCCTGGGTGGATCTGCGTGACTCCGGCGGCCTCGGCGACATCCACGGGCTCGCGGTCACCCCCCACGGGCAGCACGTGCTGGTCGCCGCCACCGGCGGCGGCAACATGGCCGGGTTCCGCCCCGGCCTCGACTACCGCGGCCGGGGCGGCTACATCGTCGCCCCCCCGTCACGCCGCCCGGAGGGTTCCTACGGGTGGTCGGTGCGCCCCTCACCCGCGCTCACCGGCCAGCCCGCCGGGCAGGCCCCGTCGGCGGTGAGCAGGGCGGCGTGAGCGCCGACCACCCGTTCCTGCGCCAACTGCGCCAGGCCGGGTTCATCGACGACGAACCACCCCGCCCGGTCACCACCCTGCCCACCGGACCGACCGCCGCGCCCGGGGACCCGGCCGCCGCGCGTTACGGGCAGGCCGCGCTCGAGGCCGAGTGCGCCGAGGTGGCCCGCGCGGCGGAAGGCACCCGCAACGACACGTTGAACCGGGCCGCCTACAAGATCGGGCAGCTGGTCGCGGCCGGGCACGTGGGCGCCGAAACGGCGTGGGAGCAGCTGCGGACCGCTGCCGAGCTGTGCGGCCGGAACCCGACCGAGATCGCGCAGACGGTGCCGCGGGCGTTGCGGGACGGCGGTGTCAGTCCCAGGCAAGTACAGCTGAACCCGGAGGTGGGGCCGGCGTTCACGTTGCACGTCAACGACGCCGACGCAGCCCCGGGCACCATCATCACCCCGGAAGACGACGACCAGACTGCGGTGGACCCGTTCGCCCGCTACCAGTCGGGTGGCCAGTTCATTTTCGACGTGCCCCCGGTGGAACCCGCCCTGTGGGGCAAAGACACCAGCGTGCTGTGGGCCGCCGGGGAAGCACTCATGATCGTGGGCCCGCCCGGGGTGGGGAAGACGACCGTCACCCAGCAGTTGGTGTTGGCCCGGGTCGGGTTGGCTGATGACTTCCTGGGGTTCCCGGTGCTGCCGACCCGCTCGAGGGTGCTGTATTTGGCGATGGACCGGCCACGGCAGATCGCCCGCTCGCTGCGCCGCATGGTCGACGACGGCGACAAGGACTTGTTGGACGAGCGGCTGGTGGTGTGGCCGGGCCCGCCGCCCGCGGATGTGGCGAAGGCGCCCGAGATGTTGCGGGTGCTGGCGGAGAAGGCCGGCGCGGACACGCTGGTGGTGGACTCGGTGAAGGACGCCGCGATCGGGTTGACCGACTCGGAGACGGCGGGTTGGTACAACCGGGCCCGTCAGCGTGCCTTGGCTGCCGGTATCGAGGTGGTGGAGGTTGCCCACCAGGTGAAGAAGGGCGCCGCCGGGTCCGCGCCCAAGACCTTGGCTGATGTGCACGGGGGGATGGAGCTCACCGCCGGGGTGGGGTCGGTGTTCCTGGTGTGGGGCGAGGCCGGAGACCTCGTCGTGGAGTTCCGTCACCTGAAGCAGCCGCACGAGATGGTGGGGCCGCTGAAGCTGCACCACGATCATGACTGTGGCCGGACCACGGTGTTCGCCGATGACGATCCAGTGGTGGTTCTGCGGAACACGCCGGGTCGTGAGTGGTCAGCCAGGGACGTTGCGATGACCTTGGGTGATGGCACCGGTAAGCCGACGGATGCGGCTGTGGAGCGGGTGAGGCGGCGGCTGTCCACGGCGGTTGATCGTGGAGTTCTTCGCCGGGTTGGTTACCCGTCGACGCGGTCGCAGTCCGGTCTGGAGTACCGGTTCATCTTCGACGATGTCGAGGGCGGCACGTCGTGGAATCCATAACCCACACCGTGGGGATATGTGTGGATACGTGCTATCATATTCCCATGGATATGGGGTTTGTGCGCCGGGCACAGGTGGCCGCCACCGAGGCGGAGCACGCAGCCGAACTGGGGTCGTGGGACGCGGTCCACGCATGGACGTCGGTGGTGCATGCATGCATGGCGGTCGCCGTGGTCGAGCCAGAGCGCGCTGATCTTCCCTCTGACACTGACCCGACGAGCGTGGTGCTCGGTGAACCCGAGAGGGAGTGGTCGGCCCGTGAGGTCACCGACCGTCTCGTCCCTGGTGGACGGCCTACCGATGCGGCGGTGGAGCGGGTGCGGCGGAAGCTTCAGCGCGCAGTGGATGACGGCCTGATCCAGGTGCTGCAGGTGCCGTCCGCGCGAGCTCGTCGAGGGTTCGAGCACCGCTACGTGGCCCCCCGCATGGAGTCCTAGAAGTGTACTCCACGCAACTTTTTTCTATAGTCCACGCGCCAGGTGTCGTGATCTTGCCGCCCATCCAGTGTCCGTGGAGTGCCCTCCGATGAACTCCACGGTGCCATCCATTAGGGCAGGTCAGGCGACTCCACGGTCTTCGACCGAGATCGTCACCGACTCCACGGATTTTTTCTTGACAACGAACAGTCGATCATGCACGCGGGCACGCGCGCGCGCTCCCCGTAGGGGGGAGGGGGTCGTGGAGTGGGCGAGGGCGATGCGCTCCGCCGCTCTCGCTCCGCTTCGCGGCTGCGCGCTGCCATGGCCCGGCGACCGTCTCATCGAAGGAGATTCAGTGACTGATCCACGACCCTGGCACTGCCCCCAGGACGACACCTGCCCGGCCGGCTCTCACGACACCTACAGCGCGCACCGGTACGGCTGCCGATCCGGCAAAGCCCGCGAAGGACACCGGCTGTACAAGAAGCGGCTCCGCGAAGGCCGCAACCAGCCCCGGCTGGTCGACTCCACCGGCATCGCCCGGCGCATCGAGGCCTGCCACCTGATGGGCTGGTCCGGTGTGCAGATCGGGCAGCAGCTCGGCGTCACCGGGTGGGCGATCAACCGGTTACGGCGACGTATCCGCCCGAAAGTGACCACCAGCGGCCACGCCCGCATGGCCCCGGTGCTGGAACGGCTCGCCCTGAGCAACCCTCCGGTGAGCTCGCAGAGCACCCGCATCCGGAACTGGGCGCGGCGCGAGAAGTTCGTGCCGCTACTGGCGTGGGACGACATCGACGACCCGCACGCCCACCCGTCCGGTGTGGCCCGCCCCATCGGCACCCGCCGCCGCGACGCCGAGCTGCACGGCCGCATCGTCGAACACACCCGCGCCGGGCGTACCGCCGAACAGATCGCTGAAGCGCTCGGGATCACCGAACGCACCGTCACCCGCCACCGCGCCCGCCACGCCGACCTCGAGGACGCCGCATGAGCAACCCGAACAAGCGCAAAGGTGACATCGCCGAACGGAAGGTCCGCGACGCGTTCCGCACCCTCGGGTTCCCCCACTGCGAACGCACCCGGGCCGGGCACCCTGACGATCACGGCGACATGTGGTTGGCCCCCGGGGTCATGGCGCAAGTCAAAGACGTCGGGTCACCGTCCTACGGGGTGTGGCTGGCTGACACCGAAACCCAGCGTGTGGCCGGCAACGCGGACCACGCGGTGCTGGTCCACAAGCGGCGCGGCGTCGGCGACCCCACCCAGTGGTACGTGGTGATGACCGTCGAACAGGCCGCGGGACTGCTGCGAGCGGCCGGCTACGGCGAACCCCTCACCCCGGGGGAGCCGGCCGCGTGAGCGTGTTCGACTGCCCCAACTGTGGTGCTCGCGTTCACGCCGACCCGGCCGGTGAGGTGTGCGACGCCCCGTTCCCGGACTCCGACGACACCCGCTGCCAACTGCGCCCCCACGCCGACGGTGAGCACGACCCGGAGCACTACGGGCTCAACCCGCACACCGGCGCTCCGGTGCGGTGGCGAGCTTCGGAGTTCGGGTCGTGAACCCCACCGCCCACACGGCCCGCTCCACGCTGACCGACCCGCCGGAGCGTCCGGTCACGTGGAGCTGGGCGCACGGCGACCCCGACATCACCCGCCAAGCCCGGGAACGACTCGAGGCCGGCGACTACCCACCCGACCCCCACGACTCGACCAAGGAGCTGCACTCGTGAGCGATCTCGACGTCGGCGCGCAACTCGACTCCACCCCACACGTCAGCCCGGATCAGGCTCACCGGGCGCGATTGACGGTGGCCCGGCACGCCCGCGACGTCGACGACTGCGCGGTGCTGCTCGAAGCGTTGGGGCTCGATGCTCCGATGAGTGGCTCTCAGACGCCTCCGGACCCCTGCCTCGCGCCCCTTACACCAGGAAGACCTACGAGGCGCTCAGGGACGCGCTCAGGGGCCGGGAATCGGCACCCTGGGGTCACCGGGTGACCGTCCGATGACAGTGGGAGGTCCGAGTGGACCGCGAGACGTCGAACTCTCCGATGCCGTCATGGCCGACACCGTCGTGTGCGGCTACGAGCTCCCGCACCTGTCGAGCGCCCGCGCGGCACGCATCGTGCGAGCTGCCCGCGACGGCGAGGTGCAGGACGTGGCCGAGGAGCTACGAGGGGAGCTGTTCATCGAGCAGCGCCTCCGGCAGGCCGCCCGGGACATCATCGTGGGCCTGCAGTGACCCGGCCTCCGATGACGTCTGGCCCCCAGGCCCGCAACGCCGTAAAGTATGCGAGTGATGCCCTACATCAAACAAGGACACCCATGAGCCGCCGCCTCGACGACCCCGACACCACCACCAACACCCGCGGACGCCTCATCGGCTGGGAACGCTGGTGCGACGGCCACACCCATGAGCTCGTCAAAGGCGAAGACTACGAAGGCCGCACCGACACCACCCGCGTCACCGCCCAACAGTGGGCCCGACGCAACGGCATGAAAGCCAAAACCACCTTCGCAGCCGACGGGCAATCCTTCACCTTCCAAATCGTCGAAGGCCTCACCCAAGAGCGCATCGCCCGCGCCCAGCAGCTCCAGCAGCTCGCCGACGAAGGCGCGTCCGATGACGACCTCCGCGCCCACTACACCACCCACCGGCTCCCACCCGAGAAGCAACGCACCTACCCCGAACCGCCACCCCCGCCACCCGAATTCGACCCGGTCGCGGCACGGCGGGAGAAGCTCTCCGACGCCGGCTCCGATGCCGGCCAGGCCGTCCTCGACCGGCGACCCCCCGGGCGCGGGCGACGGCTACGACGCAGCTGAACCGGCTCCGATGACAATGCTGCTGGTCGTCTCCCTGGCCGTCATAGCCATGCTCGCGGTCACCGCAGTGCCATCCTGGCGACTTGGTCGACGTCTCCGCGACACCGGCTCCGATCACGCGGCGCTGTCCGATGAAAAATTCGCGGCACGCTGCCGTGAACTCGCCACACCGGCCGACGAGCCCCCACCCGACCTTCCGGCGGCGCTACCCCTCGAGCTGCGAGACCCCGCGTTCCAGCGACGCGCCCAGCAGCTCCAGCAGCTCGAGGACCGAGCGTGGCGCGAGGCGTGGCGGTACGCAGGCGGGTCGATCCTCGCGGCCAGCGAGCGTCTCCTGTCCGCCAGGGCCCAGCGCCGCGAGCTCATGGCCCGCGAACCGGTCACCGACCGCTCGTTCGAACCGCACACCCACTGTCCCGCCGGGCACGTCGGCTGGCACTGGATCTGGGACGACGAGCTGGTGGACGGGGTGACGGTGGTGCACCGGTCCTGCTGGTGGATCACCTGCCCGGAAGCGTGGGCCGAACCCGCCTACACCCAGGAGACGACATGACACCGGAGGACCGCGCCTTCAAGGCCGTCAAGGAGTGCATGGCCCTACTGGTCGGTGTGCTGGTCCTGTCGGTGGTGGTCGGCATCATCCTCGACAAGCCGCAAATCCTGCTGGCCGGTTCAGTGGTCGCCACCGGCGCATCGGCGCTGCTGTTCTTCGCGTTCCTCCACGGCCTTCGATCCAAGGACTAGCCCCGTGCCCACCCACATGGTGATCACCCGCGACATCGAAACCCTGGCCGACCTTCGCGCCTTCCATGCTGAGCTCGTCCACGCCGGCCTCCCCGACGACACCGTCCTCCACGTCAAAACCAGGGTCGACTGGCGCTCCCGGCATGGGGCCCGGTTGACCCAGATCACCGCCACCAGCGCGACACCGGACAGCTAACCGACGGCGCCCGCTGACACCGGTACTGCCGCGGACACCTCCTCCGTCGGCGTCCTTGCCCCCGGGACACGCAAACGGCCCCCCAGGTGGTCTCTGGGGGGCCGTCGTGGTGTGGGTGGAGCGGTCAGGCCTCGTAGACCACCTCGTCGCCCACCGCGACCTGGACACCCAGGGGTGCCCCGTCGAGCTCCACGTCGTCGAGGTCCACGGTGACGCGCAGGACGACGTTGCCCCCGTCGTCCTCGGTGAGGTAGGCGAAGACGAGCGCGTCGTTGACGCGGAGGGCCGGCCGCTCGTCGTCGTTGGTCTGCGGGAGGAACTCGGCGGTCTGGTTGATGCGGGTGGTGTGCGAGTTCTGGCTCATGATTTCTCCTGCTGGTGAGAGGGGCGGAAGGTGTGCGGGGGTGGTCAGTCCTCCTGGGCGACCCACTGGCCGTCGATGAGCTCGACGAACGTGACATACACGCGCCAGCCCTGGGCGGCGTAGTCGTCGGCGCTGTCCTGGGCGTCATCGACGTCGGGGGACTGGTACATGACCTGGCCGGCGTTGCTGCGGACCTGGTACTGGACCTGCATGGTTTCTCCTGCGTGAGAGGGCGGGTGCTGGTTGGTGTCGGCTGGCGAGGAAAACCGGCAGGGCCCCCGATTGACCATCACAGGGGCCCTGCCGTGATCTAGAGCCAGCGACGCTCGATGACGACGTGACCGGGGCTGAACTCGGCGGCGAGCTGCGCCTTGGCTGCCGCCAAGCTGGGGTGCGCGTAGAGGGCGCGCCCACTGCCGGCGTGGACGAGAACGAAGTGCTCGAGCATGTTCTTCTCCTAGCGAGAGGGCCTGTCCTGCGTGCTGATTTAGAGCATAGCATACGGAGATAGGGGAGTCCACTCCCACTTAGACGTCGTCCGCACGTTCTACAGCCACGCGTCGACACGACGCCGACCCGTAGACAAACGAAAAGCGGCCCGCACCAGGGGGTGCGGGCCGCCGAACGCAGCGGGGGTTACAGCCCGGCCCAGTCCTCGAGTCGGACGTCACGCCGGTCCATTTCGGCGCTGATGCGGGCGAGGTAGCGCTGCCGGCGGTCGTCCTGCTCCCAGGTGGTGCAGCGTTCGGTGGCGACGTCGCGGTAGGTCATGGCGAGCTCGTAGGGGGTGAGGGCTTCGAGGCCGGTCATGGTCGGTGCTCCTGTCTGTGAGGGGTCAGCGGGTCTAGCGGCCGGCCTGCGTCCAGGCTTGGGCGGTGACGCGGTAGCGGACGGGGTGGTCGGTGCGGTGGCTGGTGTGGATGAGGGTGGCCCAGCCGTTGTGGACGACGCTGGAGAGGTTTTCGCCGCAGTCGTGGCAGCGCAGGCCGCTGGGGATTTCGCGGTTGGGGTTCATGTCGGTCTCCCTGTGTGGGGTCAGCGGGTCTGGCGGGCGAGTTGGGCTGCGTAGGCCTGGTTCCACGCGGCGCGTTCGGCGTCGTTGCGGAGGTCTGCGTAGGTGAGGGTGCCGGTGCGTGCGCGGTGGCGTGCGTCGCCTTCGTTGATCTGTCGCACGGCCCAGATGACGAGCTTGATGGGGCCGGCGATGAGCCAGTAGCAGACGTAGAAGGGGGCGACGAGGAGGGCCCAGAGGATGAGGAGGGTGGCGCCGGTGCTGGCGTCGCGGGTGGCGAAGGGGCGGCGGCGGCGGGTCCTCTTGCTCATGGGCTTACTCTAGCGCATAGCAGGGGATAAAGCAAGGCCCCCACACCCGGAAGATGCGGGGGCCCTGTCGCCGGTCACGCCCGGCGCAGATGCACCGCGCTATGCCGGTCCAGGTTGACGATCGACCCGTTGGCGAGGAAGTCGCCGGCAGCGGTGGTCAGGATCGTCCAGTGCCCGCCGTAGCTGATGGCGGTAACCCGGCCCAGGGTGGCGACACGGTCGCCGACACGGACGTGGTCTGCGGGGATGCTCATCGAGGTCTCCTTGCGTGAGGTTGTCTTGGTTGTCTTGCCGACGCGAGGTTGTCTTGGTTGTCTCACTCGTCGTCGAGCTCGGACCAGTCCCACTCGGCCACATCCACCACCGGCTCGTCCTCGGGCTCGGGCTCGTCGTCGACGTCCAGCAGCTCGAGCAGCGCGTAGCCACGTTCCTGGCGGCCGTCCACGTACTCGCGGGTGGCCGCCACCCCGAACGTGCCCAGCTCGTCGGCCAGCGACATCGAGGCGGCGCGCGGCGAGCACCACTCCTGACGCCACCACCCGTCAACGCCCATCAGGCGGGCCACGAGGGTGCGGGTGGGCAGGAAGTGCTCATCCGGGCTGTAGGCGCCGCGTGCGGCGGCGAGAAGCTCCTCGGCGTAGGACAGCTTGCGGGGCGCGTCGTCGCCCCACTCACCCAGCACGATCGCCCGCGCGGCGGCCGTGACACGGTCGACCCACTCGCCGCCCACATGCGCGGCCACCTGGAACAGCACGCGCCACGTTTCCTTGTCGCGGTTTTTGATGCCGGCGGGGACCAGCGGGTTGATGTTGCGCGCCAGGATGTGGCGGGCGTTGCGGGTGCCCCACTCGGCCAGGCGAGCCGAAATCGCACGCAGCCGCTGCTCGTCGCGCTGCGGGTCGTATTCGGCGACGTGCACGTCGTCCGGCTTGCGGTCCAAGATGATCGCAATCGAGCGGCTACGGACGGCGTCGAACGGGCCGTCCTCCTCCAGGAAGCGCTTGGCGTTCTTGCCGTCCAGCGCCATCGGCCCGTGGATGCGGCGCTTCTCGGTCACACCGCCCCGCTCACGGTCCACGGTGGCGTTGCGGCGGTAGCCGCCGTTGATGACGGCCTTGTGGCCCTCCTTCGATCCGCCGCGCTCACCGAAAAACTTGTCGATCTCGGTGAGGCACACGGTGGCCTTGTCGTTGTGGAACTTGGACACCAGGCCCGGCTCGGTGGGGTTCAGCGTGAGCTCGCCGTTGAAGCTCATCAGCGCGGCGAGTTCCATGGCTTGCGTCTTGCCGCAACCGGGTCGCTTCGAACCGAAATACAGGCGGGGCGTGACGTAGGGAAGGAAGTTCTCTTCCTTGTCGCGCAGGTGGGTGTGGGCGACCCACAGGGTGGCGACCGTGTAGGCGTGCTCGTGGGGGAAGTGCATGAAGCGGCGGAAGATCGCCTCGATCTCGTTGAGGCGCTGCTGCTCCTTGGTGATGCGGGTCTGCGTGGGCAGGGTGAGGGTGTCCATGAGAGGGAGTCCTTGCTGTGCTGTGAGAGGGACGGGCACACTGCCCGTACACCGTAGAGCGTAGCAGGTGGGGGTGGGGACATCAAGGGGTTGCCCAACACCCCGCTATGCCCTAAACTATAAGGCATGGCAGAGAACAAGCACCAACGCGAGATCACCGCCGGCGACGGCGTCAGCGACCACATCGCCATCTGGTGGTCAGAGCTCGAACACGCCGCCCGCACCTGGGGCCTCGAAGGCCGACACCGCGCCCCCCACAACAGCGACTAACGCCGCCCTGCTCGAGACCACCAAAGCAACCGGTGAGCCGCCCAACACCACCCACACCCAACGGTCCACCACGGCGGCACAGCGCCCCCCGGGCGCTGTGCAAAGCCGAGCGATAGCGAGGCGATAGAAGAGCGAGCGAAGCGAGCACCAAGAGGCCGAAGGCCTCCCATCCCCTCCGGGGATGCCCTCGCCTACGGCGAGGCCCGGAGCGTCGCCGCCGCGCCCGTGGTTCGCTTCGCTGCACCACGGCCCCGCCGCCTCGCACTGTGACCCCCGCGCTACCGCGCGGAAAAGGCCCTGCGCGTCGCTCCTACGTCGCTCCAAGCGCAGGACACTCGCCTACGGCGAGGGGCCGCTCCGCGGCCTACGCGCTCGCTGCGCTCGCACCCGCCCAACACGGGCGTGCACGCCGGCTCGAGCCAGGGTTCCGCGCCACCGTCGACGACCGGTGCAAACGTGCCGACACAGTCACCAGGTGCGGCAGCGAAGTAGATGATGAGGACGACGCTGTTCATTCACGAATAGTCGCACGGCAATCCTCCATAGCAAGGGTACGAATGATCTTTTCAAAGCAGTCGCTGCGCTCCTTGAAAACATCATCCTTTCCCCCCTTGCCATTCCGTCATGCCATGCTTCGTATTCTCCATGAACAACGACGACCTCACCACCTACCCCGCCACCGCCCCCCGCGACCGCACCGGCACCCCCCTCTGCACCTGCCGCCTCACCGAATTCGGCGACATCGAAACCACCAACCCCAACTGCGAAGGCACCGACATGCACTAACCCGCTCGAGGCGGGCCCCAACCAAGGGCCCGCCTACCGGCGGGCGCACTGCTACGCAGTGCTCGGAGCTCACCACGCCGTGTTCCCCCCATCGCTTCGCTCACAGGGGGAACACGACGCGCTTCGCACAGACACCGTCTCGCTACCGCTCGACAACAAGCGTTCGCATGTCGCTAGCGCGACAAGCGAACGCACGACGCTCCGCGACGACACGGACGCGTTCGCTTCGCTTCACGCGACCGTGCCGTCGCTCCGCGCCGACACGCCGCCGGCACGCCAGCTCAACCCCTAGCGGGGTTTCGCCGCCGAACCGGCGACGCGGGCTCGCTGCGCTCGCCCTTCGACCTCACAAAATCTGAGCTCTCCCGCACCACCAACTTCGCGCTTTAGCGCATGCGTGGCTCAGGGCGGGGTGTGGGTGTCGCCGCTGTCTCGGTTGGCGATGACGTCGACGTGTCCGGCCGTGGTGTCGATGAACCCGCGGTAGTTGCCTTCGGTGTCGATGAGGGCGAGGTTGCCGGCTTGGTTGCGGATGAGGTAGGTGCCTTCGGGGACGTCGGCTTCGTTTATGCCTTGCTTGTAGGCCTCCCAGGAGATGGCGAGGTCGGGGCCGAACCGGATGATGTCGGGGCGGGCCTCGCTCACTGCTGCCACCGCTTCCGTTCGTTGTGGATCATGCGCACGATCTGGTCGGCGGTGTCGTGGTGTTCGATGCGGTTGGCGATGTTGGTGAGTGCGGCGGTGACGACGGGGCCGGCGATGGCGGCGATGATCCGCGTTCTCGTCTCGGGGACGTCGAGGTGTGGAGCTACGGAGGTCAGCACCTCGTGCGTCTGGTCGGGGATGTCGGGTTGGGTGACGTCGGGGTCGGGGGCGTCGAGGGTCACGCGTCTACCTCCAGTTCGGCGCGGAACCAGCGGAACCCGCGCAACGGCACGAACACCGACGTCCACTGCTGGCCACACCAGCACGTCCAGTACGGCTGGCCGAGCACCTTGCGCGGCGGTCGGCACGTGTGGCCGATCTTCCGGAGCAACCGCGTGCGGATCATCGCCCAGCCTCCAGTTCGTCGGCGCGGTCGCGCAGGTCGGACAAGAGCGTTTGGATTGAGGGAACATCGTCGGGCAAGTACGCCTCGATGTACTCCGTCCAGAGGCGAAGCTCGGCGGCGATGATGGGTGCGGCGATGTCTCGGACGCACACGGAGCCGTGGATGCCGTGGTGCTCGTCGAGGCAGAGCATCAGCGCGTCGTACGACGACCTCGGAACGGTCAGGTCGGTGCTCACTGCTGGTTCTCCAGTTCGTCGGCGAGGACCATGATGTCTCGACGGGTCATGTAGTCCCCTGGGCACATCTGCCGCAGGTAGGCGACGACGACGGGTCGGGCGAGGGTGGCGACGTCGTGTTCGGTGATCCAGCCTCGTTGGACGGCGCGGTGTTGGAGGGCGGCGTCGGGGATGGGCAGGTCGACGGTCACATCAATACTCTAGCGCATGGCGGGTGCCCCGTGTAACCCCCCGGCGCGACCGGCCCACGGTTCTACCGTGCGTGGCGTGAGTAAGCGGTCGCAGGCGCGCGCGGTGGCGAACAGTCCGGTGTCGGATCGGACGGTGGAGGTGCAGCAGCGCACGGCGCGGATCGTGGAGCTGCGCCGCCAGCGGATGACGTGGGCGGAGATCGCGAAGGCGGTGCATGTCGACGAGCGCAAGTGCCGTGTCGACTACAACCGAGCTCTGGCCGAGATTCCGGCGCAGCATGTGGATGAGCATCGCGCCGAGGAGCTCATGTTGGTCGATGACGCCACCGCCGACCTGATGATCATTGCCAGAGATGAGGACGTGTTGCCCCGGACGCGGATTGAGGCGTGGTCGACGATTCGGGCGTGGGCGGAGCGTAAGGCGAAGCTGCTGGGCCTGGACGCGCCGACGCAGGTGGTGACGATCGACAAGGTGGGTCAGGAGATCGCCGCGCTCACCAGGGAGTTGGAGGCGCTGCAGGCGACCGCGGAGCCCGAGGCCGGGGTGGCTGCCCCCTAGTTCGCGCGCCCGACCCCCGAAGCGGGCGCGCACCGCCGGCCCCCACCCTGCTCCACGCCTGGGGTGGGGGCCGGTCTATGCCTGGCCCGGGTAACGGCGGGTTGGTTATTGGGCGACTCTCTAGCGTCCGGTCGTGACCGGGTCGTGACTTCGGCCCGCTTCCTGGAAGGTTTGTGATGCGCCGTTCTGCTTCCGCCCTGGTGGGCGCCGTTGTGCTTGCTGGTGGGCTGGTGTTCGGCGCAGGTTCCGCGCTGGCCGAACAGGACACCCCCGTGCCGGGCACCCCTGAGTGTTCCGCGCTCGTCGACGTCGACGCCACGGTGCGCGCGGCGCAGAACGCGTTCGACACCCACGACCTCGACATCGCCACCGACGCTGTCGCGATCGCCGGGCTCGAGCAGGCCATCCTCGACGCGAAGGCCGCCGCGACCATCCAGCTGTGCACCGGCAGCGAGGACCCGGAGCCGACGACGGACCCCGAACCCACCACGGACCCCGAGCCGACCGTCGAGCCGGAGCCCACCACGGACCCGGAACCGACCGTCGAGCCGACCACCACGCCCCCGCCCGCCAACGGCGAGCTGCGTGAGGCGATCGCCGACCTCGAGTGCGACGACACGTACTCCGCCGACTCGGGCCGCATCTCTGACGAGCTCATCGCTCGCACCTTCGAGCCGGGCACCAACGAGCTGTGGGGCCTGTTCCACGACCGTCAGCGCGCCCTGAACTTCTGCATCGACGCCCCTGTGGTCACTGACGTGCCGCTGAACCCGGTCGACGACGACGACTCGACCGCTGACGTGTCCGGTGACCAGGTGCGTGAGGTGCCCGAGGGTTCCGCCAGCACGGGCGCCATCTGATGCGGCCGGCGGGCATCTTTGCCACCACCGTTCTCGCGGTGATGCTCGCGGCCGGTTGCAGCACCGCCACCGATCCCGCCCCGCCGCAGGGTGCGGGGTCGGTGGCGGCCGCCCAGCAGGTTCAGCAGCCTTCGGCGCTGGACGGGTTTCGGGTGTCGATTCCGACGTTGGGGGTGTCGTCGTCCCTGGTGGGGGTGGGGTTGAACCCGGATCGCACCATCCAGGTGCCGCCGTTGGCGCAGCCGATGCAGGCCGGTGTGTACGAGCGGGGCCCGAGGCCGGGTGAGGATGGCCCGGCGGTGGTGTTGGCGCACGTCAACGGTGGTGGCCGCCCGGGGTTCGGGGCCGGGTTCCACACTCTCGCTGCGGGTGACGAGATCACTGTCGATACTCCGCAGGGGACCAAGCGGTTCGCGGTGACGCGGACGCAGACGGTGGACAAGGCGGATTTCCCGACCCGCGAGGTGTACTCCGACACCGACGGTCCGGAGCTGCGGCTGGTGACCTGCGGCGGCGACCTCGACCGGTCCGCGCACTCGTATCTTTCGCAAGTGATCGTCTTCGCACGCCTCGCGTAAGAATTGTTTGGTACTATGGATTCGTGCCGAGGACCTTGGTCACCTGTCGTAGTTGCGACAGGATGATGCCGGTTGCTGGACGTGGCTTATGCAGTGCTTGCTATCGCCGACACCGTGCCGAGGGAACTCTTTCCGGCTTCGGACTAGTCCGAGCTGATCGCCATTTCGACTCTCTCGACAAGGAGACCCTTCCCGGGTGCTGGCTCTGGAGGGGATGCGTCGGCACTCGTGACGGGTACGGCCTGCTCCCCCGAGGGGGTGGGGCACACCGAGAAGCCTTCAAGCGCGCCCATGGGGCCATTCCTGCCGGGATGCACGTGGGTCACGCGTGCCACGACAGATCCGTCGACTGCCCTGGCGGGCGGGCGTGCCTGCACCGTCGTTGCGTGAACCCGGATCACTTAGTGCTTCAGACTCCGACGCAGAACAACGAGGCCACGCCCACGGGCGTGCGCCATCGCCGCCGGGCTATGACTGAGTGCAAGCGCAACCATCCACTTTCAGGCCCTCAGGCGGACGTGTACATCATCCCGAGCACAGGTGCTCGGCAGTGCAGGCGTTGCACACGGGCCCGTCGCACCCCCGAATGACCGGCCAGTGGTGACGCCCCGGCGGCCTAGCGTCGCCGGGGTGACCACCGACGATCCGGGGAGCCTGCCCGCGGTGCGGCTGGCGAAGCTGCAACGTCTGCAGGAGCTGCGCCGCGAGCGGGACGCCCTGCTGGCGCGGGATCCGGGCGGGAACCGGCGGGTGCTGGTGGAGCAGCATCCGACGGCGCTGGATTTCGCGGAGCGGTTCGACATGCGCACGAAGCGCACCCCCGCGTTGGAGCTGATTGCGCGGAAGATGCGGGACACCGTCACGACCCACGACGGCCGGCTGGTGATCTCGATGAGCCCGCAGGAGGGCAAGAGTTCGCTGCTGCAGTGGTTGATCGTGTGGATGTTGTGTGACAACCCGGACCGTCGCATCGTCAACATCAGCTTCGCGCAGACCCTGGCGCGCCGCACCGGCCGCGACGTGCGGAACATGCTGCGTACCCATCCGGAGCTGTGCCTGCCGCTGGACAAGTCCCACCAGGACGCCACTGACTGGGGCATCGAGGGTCGCAAGGGCGGGCTGTACTCGGTCGGTGTGGGTGGCGCCCTGACTGGTCGCCCGGCCGATGTGCTGGTCGTGGACGACCCGCTCAAGGGCCGGGAGCAGGCCGACAGTGAGGCGGTGCGGGAAAACCTGCACGAGTGGTGGACGTCGGTCGCGCGTACTCGTCTGGCCCCGGGCTCCCCAGCGATGATCATCGCCACCAGATGGCACGAAGACGACCTGTCCGGCCGGATGATCGAGCAGGGTTGGCCGCTGGTGAACATCCCCGCCCTGGCCGACGGGGAGACCGAGGACGCGCTCGAGCGCCCCGCCGGCGAGTGGATGATCTCCGCGCGGGGCCGGACCACGAAAGACTGGGAGCAGGTCCGCGCCGATGTGGGTGAGCGGGACTTCGCTGCCCTGTATCAGGGTCGGCCCGCCCCGCTCGAGGGCGGCATCTTCCAGTACGCCTGGTTCGACCAGCATCGCATCCCCGAGGACAAGCGCCCGGCCTTCGAGATGGTGGCCGTCGGGGTGGACCCGGCCGACACCGGCAAGGGCGACGCGGCCGGCATCCTGGTGGCCGGCGTGACCCGCTCAGGCAAGATCGTGTTCACCGACGACCTGTCCGGCCAGTTGTCGCAGGCGGCGTGGGCACGCAAGGCATGTTTGGCGTGGGTGCGGCACGGGGCGGCGCGAATCGTGCAGGAACACAACCTGGGCATGCGCACCTCGATCCCGGACGCGTGGGCGAGGCTCTACCGGCAGGCGGTGGCGTTGGCCGACGTGCCCGACGACAAGCTGGCCAACGGGGACGACTCCCGCCCGCACTTCGCGCTCGAGGAGCTCCGCGCCCGCGGCGACGAGCAGGCCGGGGAGTTCAAGGAGCTGTTCGACCTGCTGCCGGTGTTCCGCCAGATCGTCGACGCCGGGTCGACGGGCCCGCGGGTCGTGAGCATTACTCCGAAGCAGTCGAAGCGGGTTCGGGCGGAGAGTGTGGCGGGCGCGTTCGAGACGGGTCGGGCGTGCATGTTGGGCCGGTTGGCCCGGTTGGAGTTCGAGGCGTGCTTCCCGGCTGGCACGCCGGTGCTGACCGAGATGGGCCAGAAGTCCATCGAGCAGGTGACGACTCGTGATCGCGTACTGACGCGTAGCGGGTGGCGCGCAGTGACGTGGTCGGGGCAGACCGGGGTGCGGGAGCTGCTCGAGGTGCGGACCGCGGATGGCCACGTGGTGCGGGCGACTCCGGAGCACCGGATGTGGGTGGAGGGTCACGGCTGGAAGCAGCTCCGGTTTATCACCCCAGGACATAGAATGGTGGCGTGCCCCGGCCTCGCACCCGCCAATATGTCACCTTCGAAGGTCGGGACTACGCCCTCGACAAGGACGGCTACTACAAGCACCGCCAGCGAGCGGGCGAGCGTCAGCGCCTGCTCCATCGCGACATATGGAGCTCAGTGCACGGTGACATCCCCGAGGGGTGGGAGGTTCACCACGAGGACGAGGACAAGTCCAACAACGGCCCTGACAACCTGCGCGCCATGCCCGCCGGAGAGCACGCTGCTCTCCACGCACCTGACCGAGGCTGGTCAGCCTGGGATGCCAACACTCGCAGCGCGCATCGACGTGACGAGTGGGCCACCCGAAAGCCCACCGCTCGCGTCTGCCTCAATTGCAGCGGCGAGTTCCTCTCGACTGGGCAGCGGTCCAAGTACTGCACGGCGCAGTGCCGTGAGGATCACAACGCCGACAGGCGCCGCGAGCAGGCGCGAGCTCGGTACACCGCCGAGGCTCGACGGGCCAAGTACGACCGTGCTCAGTGTCGAGCCCGTGGGCGGGCCGCCGGTTCCGGTGTATGACCTGACAGTGGCCGAGGACCACGAGTTCTTCGCCGGGGGACTGCTCGTGCACAACTGCACGTGGCAGGAAGGTCAGAAGTCCCCGAACCGGATCGACACCCTGGCCATGCTCACCACGCATCTGGAGGGGGTGCGGGGGCAGGTGCGGGTGTCGCGCCCGTCTGCCCGCCAGGAGAGTGATGGGGCATCGGTGATCCCGTTGAACACGGCGCGGGTGGCGGGCCGGCGGGCGGCGACGGTGGTGGAGCGGCGCGCGCTGCGGATGGCGCCGTTGCCGCCGAACGATCCGCGGGCGAGTGGTTAGCGGCCCTCGGTTTCGTCGTTCAGGTCGAGGTAGGTGTCGACGAAGCGGGCCAGCAGCAGCGCGGCCTGCGCGGTCTCGCGGTCGAGGCGCTCGCCGTGCCGGTCTTTGATCAGCTTGGCTGCGGTGCGGAGTTCCTCGTAGGCGTAGGTCGGAGGCGTGTCCACGGACGCAGCCTAGGCAGGAGCTGTGCACGTCGGCTAGGCCGCTCGCACCACGCCGTGGTGGTCACCGGTAGGTCATCGAGCGTCCTGATCGGGTACTTTGCGTCGTGATCCGACACGGAAGGGTCACGACTGGATGTCGAACGCGACGCGCACCACCTCCCGTCCGCGGGGGAAGTTGGCCCGCCACCTCAACGTGACGGTGCAGTTCTTCGACGACGGCCGCATCCGGGTGTCGACCCCGCAGGCGCGGGGGCACGCGGATGTGGTGCGGGGCCCCGACCAGCTGTGGTTCGCGTTGGCGAGGGCCCGGGTGGAGGCCACGGTTGCGGGGTACGCAACGTGGCGGGGGGTCAGGTATGACCTCGACGAGCTCACCGACCCCACCGACCCGACCGAGCCTCGCCGCAGCCGCCCCTACACGCGGGCGGAGGCGGCGGGGGACTGCTCGGAGGTCGGCTACTCCCGCGGGGCGGCGGTACGCCCAGATCAAGCACACCCCGCGGAGTGGACCCCGAACGCGGACGGGTCGTGGACGAGCCCACGGGGCCGTCGCTACAGCGATCCGGAGAAGATCCGGTCGCTGGTGATCAAGCGGGCGCGGGTGGGTTTGCCCACCACCTACGACGAGTGGCTGGCTGCGTCGTGACGAGCACGCAGGCGCCGATCGTGGCGGTGGACCGCTTCCCCGTCGACGTCATCGCCGGCGACTCCACGTGGCGCGAGGTGCGGCTCGTGCTCACCAGCCCCGTCGAGGGGGTCGGACGGCTCTACGTGTGGTCCGCGCCCGGGGTGACCGTGCTGGACACCGAGTTCACCCTCGCCGACGTCGACATCCGCTCCAAACAGGTCGAGTGGACGATCGGCACCACCGACGGGCCGGTGACGGTGCGCCCCCGGCATGGTTGCGGATGCGGCAACAGGCTCAAGTACTGGCAGCCGTTCAACCCGATGCGCATGGGCCGGTTGCGGTGACCGCCGTCGTCCCGCGGCTGCCCCACCCGCGCGCCCCGCAGCACGACCCCCGGTCGCGGCCGACGGTGCGGAACTACCCCCGCGGCTGGACCCGCGCCGGGCTGGCGGACCACCGGGTGCGGGTCGCCCGCCACCTCGCCGCCCTCGTCTGTCTCACCGAGGCTCGTCGTGACGTCGACGAGCTCCGCGCAGCGCTGGACGAGGCCCGTGCGGAGTGCGCGGCGCTGCGGGAGCGCGCCGGTGCGGGGCGGGAGTTAGCGGCGGTGGTGCAGCGCACCCGTGAACTCGAGGCGCTGCTGCTGGCCGACGAGGAGACGGCGGAAGCGGACACGGGGGCGCTGGACATGCGCCCGCGGGCGGTGTCGTAGGGAGGCTGGGATGGCTGGCAAGTCCGGGATTCGGATCAAGAAGGCCAACAAGGGGAAGCTGCGTAAGAGCGCGGGCGCCAAGAAGGGCCAGAAGATCCCCCTCTCCAAGCTCCGCCAGATGAAGAAGAGCAAGGACTCTCGCACCAGGAAGAGGGCAAATTTTGCCCTCACGGCCCGCACGAAGTTCAAGAACAAGGGCCGAAAGAAGCGATGACCTGCGATAATGCAGTTGAGGGCCCGGCGACGGCGGCAACCGTCCCGGGCTGTGGCCGACTGACTGGAGTCGACGTGACGGACCCTAACTGCTCGATCGCTGGCTGTACTAGCCACGTCCGAGCGCGAGGCATGTGCAGCACTCACTACACGCGCTGGGCGAAGCATGGTGATCCGCTCGTTGTGCTCAAGACCGGACGCAAGCCTGGGTACGGCGCGAGCGAACACGGGATGTACCGCGGCGACAAGGTCGGCTACCACGGCGCGCACAAGCGCATCTACCGTCTCCGTGGGCCAGCTTCATCTCGTCCCTGCGCCGACTGTGGCAAGCAGGCTCAGCAGTGGTCCTACGACGGAGCTGACCCCGACGAGCGCATCGATCTTGGACGAGGCGCGTTCAGTCTCGACCCTGAGAGATATCAGCCGCGGTGTATTCGGTGCCACAAGACTCATGACGTGGCTGCCCTCAAGTCGCAGGGCTGGACGGTGTGGAACAAAGGCCCCGAGGTGTGCAGCGAGTCGGGCTGTGACCGAAAAGCCCATGCTCGAGAACTCTGCAGCACGCACTACGGCCGCTGGTGGAGGGCGGGAAGGGTGGATGCATCGTGAACGACACCCCGCTGGTGACCGGTGTGTGGACCGCTGCTGGTGATGAGCTTTGCGGCGACTGCCGGTGCGGGCTCGAGGCGGGGGAGGGGTACATGCATGTGCCGCTCGCCGAGGACTCGAACATCGGGTTGGTGGTGTGCCTGGGGTGTGCGGCGCACGCGGCGATGGGTGGTGCGTGATGGCGAGGCGACGTGGGCGTGGCGGTAACGCGGCGACGCTGCGCAGGTACTGGAACAACCGGGGCACGAAGCACGGGAAGCGTTCCGGGGTCAAGTGGGGTCGTCACGGCAAGTCGGGTGACTTCTACACCTGTGTGCGGCGGGTCAGTAAGCACATGACGACGGCGCAGGCTCGTGGGTACTGCAATCTGCGGCACAAGGAGGCGACGGGGAAGTACGCCGGTGCTCGTCGTCGCCGTGGGGGCCGGAAGCGGCGTTAGAGATGACGAAGGCCCCGGGGCCTCTCACAACCCTGGGGCCTTCGTCGTCGCCCTCTCACAGGCGGTTTGCCCTCTCACAGGCAAGCTCAACTATAACCTAAAGCAGTGGGGTGTCAAGGGGTGCCCACGAAAACCCCCGGCCACAACCATCTGGCTGCCTACCGTCCCTAGCGTGACGAGTCTGCGAGAGGCCCTCCACGGCCGCCGCCAGCGGTGGACCCGGGATCCGTGGACCGTCACCCTCGCCGCCCTCACGGCTTATCGCATCACCCGGCTGGTCACCACCGACGACCTGCCCCCCGCGGTGCGGCTGCGGCAGTGGCTGACCCAGCGCACCCCCGACGAGTACGCGATGCTCTGGTCCTGCCCCTGGTGTTTCGGGTTCTGGACATCTGGTGCGGTCGCCGGCCTCGCCGAGCTCGCCGACCGCCGCGGACACCGCGATCTGTTCCTGCTGGCCGCGATGCCGTGGGCGCTGTCCACCGTGGCCGGAATGCTCGCCGAGCGCGAGGTCGCCTGACCCGTGGGGCTCCTCGAGAACTTCGCCAAGACCGTCACCGGCCCCCCGCCCGCGGAACGCCCGCGCGCCATGACCGCCGCCGGGCAGCGCATCGACCTGTCCCGGCCCACCCCGGTCACCAACCGGCGCACCGAATGGCAAGACGACGCGTGGGCCTACCGGGACAGTGTTCCCGAGCTCCAGTTCGTCGCCAGCTTCGTGCGCAGCTCCCTGGGCCGGCTGCGGGTGTTCCCCGCCGAACGCCGCCCCCGCGGCGTCGCCCCCCAGCCCCTCGACCGACCGCCGGGCGCGAGGTCGACCGAGGGCGACGACAAGGTCGAAGTCGACACCGACATTCGACCCGGCACCCGCGAGGCCGCCCTCGCCGCCTGCGCACGGCTCAACCTCGACCAGCACGGCTCCACCCTGCTCGCCAGGTTGGGGGAGAACCTCGAGTTCGCCGGCGAGGCCTACCTGCTCGGTGAGGACGGCGACGAAGGCGAACAGTGGTCGATCAAATCCGTCTCTGAGGTGCAGATCGGGCACGAAACGGTGCGGCTGGTCGACCCTGGCACCAACGCCGGCGGGCGTGACCTCGTACCCGGCCGTCACGAGCTGCTGCGGTTGTGGAACCCGCACCCGCGCCACGAACTGTGGCCCGACTCCCCGATCGCGGCGCTGCTCAAGACGTGCCGGGCCATGAACACCCTGTCGGACCGCGGCTATGCCCACGACCGGTCCCGCATCTCCAAGGGCAAGGTGCTCTACCTGCCCGACGAGCTGTCGCTGCAGCGGGCGGGGAACGCGCCGGTGTCGGCGGACACCGACGGGGTCGCCGAGGACGCGGACCCGTTCATGGACGAGCTCACCGAGTACATGGTGACCCCGATCATGGACCCGTCGGACCCGTCGGCGGTCGTCCCGTTGATCATCCGGGGTCCGGCGATGACCACCGATGGCACCACGCTGATGAAAGACGCCATCGGCACCGTCGACCTGCACAACGACGACCCCAAAGAGCTCGACACCCGCCGCGACAACCTGGTGGCGATCCTGGCCCGCGGCATCGACCTCCCCCCGGAGGTGCTCACCGGGATCGGGGACACCAACCACTGGAACGGTGCGGTCATCTCCGCGGAGACGGTGAAGTCGCACATCGAGCCCCGCGCCGAGCGGATGTGCGACGCCCTGACTGTGGCCTACCTGTGGCCTGCGCTCAAGGCGATGGGGATCCCCCGCGAGGAGCGGGAGAAGGTCTGTCTGTGGTTCGACCCGTCCGAGCTGATGCAGGACCCGGACCGGGCCCAGTCGGCGAAGGACGCCCACGAGGCGGGCACCATCTCGGATGCGGCGCTGCGCGCGTCGCTGGGGTTCACCGAGGAGGACGCCCCCACCGACCGCGAGAAGCTGATCCGCACCTTGGCCTACGGGCGTGCGTACGAGGCGTCGATCCCGATCCTGATCTCGCTGTCCAACTTGGACGCCACCGACCCCGACATCGCGCAGGCCATGCGGTTCGCGCTCACCTCGATCTACAGCAAGCACGGCGGCACCGCCCCCGACGAGGCGGGGCAGGGTGAGCGCCCGGAAGCCACCGGGCGGGCCAACGGGCGCCCGCCGGAGGTCAACAGGGCCGGGGACCGTACGCAGGCGTTGCCGCCGTCGCGCCCAGCGGCACCGTCGGGGTCTCCGCAGTCGGTGCGGGCCTCAGCGACCCGCACCGACCGGGACACGGTGCACACGCGCGCGTCGCAGCGGCTCGCGCGGATCGACCACGACCTGACCGTCAAGCTGCTCGCCCACGCCGATGCGACGGTGGGGCGGGCGGTGGAGAAGGCCGCGAACCGGCTGCGCAACCAGGCCCGCAAGAGCCCGCTGACCGCGTCGGTGTTCCCTGCCGGGTCGGACCCCCGCGAGGTCCTCGCCCGGGGTGGTCGGGCGCTGGTGGCCGCGTTGGACGACGAAGAGGCGCTCAACGGGGCGCTCGACGACTTCGGGGTGCAGTTCGAGCGGGACACCGCGGCGGCGGCGAAGGCGGTGGAGCAGACGGTCGGGCAGATCGCGGGGCCGGGGAAGGCCCGCGGCCTGGCCGACCGGCTCACCGCCCGTGCCCGCGACGCGTGGCAGTGGCTCAAGGGCCGGTTGTCGGAACGGATCCGGGAGGTGCTCTACGGGGAGGGCCGACTCGCCCCGTCGGAGTCGGACTCGGACCTGGTGCCCGCCTCCCTGATCCGCGGGGCAGTCGCCCAGATCGGTGGACTGCCCGAGGACGCCGCCGGTGTCGCCGACGACGGGCGTCTGGTGCGCGGGCCCGGTGATCCGGTGCGTCCGGCGACCGGGCCTGGGACGGGTATCGAGGTGATGGATGTGATGCGCGGCGCCGACGCGCAGGTGGCGACGTGGGTGTGGGAGTACCCGGCGAACCCGCGGGCGCATTTCGCTCCGCACCAGCGCCTGGACGGGGTCGAGTTTGCGTCGTGGACCGACCCGGTGCTGGATGCGGGGGCGGAGGCGTCGTGGATCGGTCCGTACCTGCATCCCGGTGATCACCAGGGGTGTCTGTGCATGGCGACCCCGGTGTGGTCGACACCCGCTGTTGATCCGGAACCCGAGCTCGAGGGAGTCGGCTGATGGACCCCGACCGCTGGGAAGACCAGGACGCAGTCGACGAGCTCAAGGACCAGGTGCACAGCGACATCGCCACTCGAGTCGGCGCCTTCGACGGCTCAATGCTGGTCAAGTACGTCGCCCTGATCGAAGTCATAAGCGACGACGGCGAGCGTGCACTACTGGCGTTGACCTCCAAGGACATCAAGGCCTGGGAGACGCTCGGCATGTTCGAGTACATGCGCCAACTCGAGCAGGCCGGCGCTGTGCGCGACGAGGAGGACTGACGTGTACAACCCGCGCCAGCCGCGCATCTACAAGGGCGTCAACGGGGGCCGGTTCGCCTCCTACGGCGACCCGCACACCAAGAAGTCATCGACCTGGTCGCACAAGCAGGAACGCAACGCGTCCTCGAAGAAGACCAAGTCGGGCAAGAAGCGTAAGCGTCGCCAGACCCGCGCCACGCAGCAGTCGATCGCGGCGAAGTCGCGCCGCAGGTCCAACGCACGCAAGTCCGGCCGCGGCAAGGGCCGCCGTCGAGGGAGGCACCGCTGATGACGACACCACCGATCGACTGGTTCCGCGATCCGCAACTGGATGGGCCGACCCCGGTCACCGTCACCCCGGAGGGTCGGGTGTTCGGGCACATCGCGGGCTGGGACACCAGCCACGTCGGGATGCCGGGGAAGAACGTGCGCCCGCCGCGGTCGAAGGCCGACTACGGCTACTTCCATGTCGGCAGCGTGACGACCGTGGACGGGCAGACCCCGGTTGACGTGTCCTGCGGCAAGCTCACCCTCGACACCGGGCACGCCCCGCTCACCAGCGACGCCACCGACGCCGCAGCGCACTACGACAACACGGGCACCGTGGTCGCGAACGTGTGTGCCGGCGAAGACGCCCACGGCATCTGGTTCGCCGGTGCGCTCGCACCGGGCGTGGATGACCTCAAGGCCCACAAGCTCAAGTCCTCGGCCGTCAGTGGGGACTGGAGACCAATCGACGGGTCCCTCGAGCTCGTCGCGGCCCTCATGGTCAACACGCCCGGCTTCCCCATCCCCCGTGCCCGGGTCGCGTCGGCGGCCGAGCTCGTCCCGCTGGTTGCGGCCGGCATCGTCCCCAACCCTGCAGAGGAGACCACCGTGCCTGGTGGAAGCGAAACCCAGTCCATCGCCAAGGGCGACTACGTCGAGCTCGCGGTGACCGCCGCGATCGGTCAGGTCGTCGAGTCCACCGACGGCGGCTTCGTGCTCGAGGTGCCGGTCGCGGCGGCGGATGTGAAGCGCGCCAGTGAGGAGCAGGCGCTCGCGGCGTCGGCGGCCCGCACCGAGCGGCAGCGTGTGCAGTCCCTCGAGGACAAGGTGGACCGGCTGACCGCGGCGCTCGAGCAGCGCGACATCGCCGAGCGTGCGCAGGCGCTGCTCGCCGACGTCGAGGTCTAGTCGTCGTAGCCGTACATGGGGTCTTTGAGGGCCTCCGCAAAGTCCGCTTGGTTCTGGCGGACGTGCTTGGTCCATAGGATTTCGTGCTCCTGATCTCGCCTGTGATGCCAAGCCCGATGCATCCCGTTCACCTGGTGACGGACGAGTGCATGACACGTGGTGCATTCAAGGAAAGCTGGGGCCAGCTCGATGTAGCGGAACCCCTCGGGTGCAGCTTGCATGTCCCACACTCTAGCGCATAGAGATGCGCCCATGAAACTCCCTCGTCGTTCGATTACGGCTGCCTACCGTCGCGAGCAAGTGATCGACCCGCCGCCTAGCGGGGGCCGGTCCACACACCGCCGCGAGAGCGCCCAGCGCCAGGCACCGGAACGACACGGAAGGGGCCTGGCGCTCCCATGGGTAACTACGACGAGGTGCTCGCCAACCTGGGTCAGGTTGACGACGACACGCTCAACTCTGCGCACGGCGAGGCCAAGGCCCGCATCACCGAGCTCCGCCCGAAGATCGCCGACCGCAGCCTCTCGAGCGACGAG